GATATCTTCTTTTTTCAATAACTCTACATATGTAGTTATTGCAGTGAGCGGTGTTTTCAGATCATGAGACACATTCGTGATCAGCTCTGTTTTCATGCGCTGGCTTTTCACTTCCTCATTTACCGCTTTTTTAAATCCGGTGCGGATCTGTGTGAGCTGCTCCTTAAATGGTTCAAACACCCCGATATCCTCGGTGATCACCGTGTCAAGATCCCCCTCCGCGATGCGCTGCACGCCTCTCATTAAAACATCGTAATCTTTTCTGATCCTGTCATAATACTTTTTCAGTAGATAAAATAGCACAAAGGAGTAGATGATAAGACCTGCAATTCCAAACATCCACATGCACATCAGCACTGCTAAAATCAGAAAATTGATCACCACAATTTTTAGGATTGTTTTGGTTGTCTTATCACTGAAATCAATGTGATTGACTTCGTCTGTAAACTGATTCCATTTTTTTCGGATCCATGGAAAAATCTGATAAATAAAACTGTATTGCCGAATGTATTCTTTCAATCCAACAGAAAATACCGGATAAATGCAGACGACAGACACAAATGCAACTGCAAAAACAATCCAGAGGATTCCGCCTGTTTTTAGAACGCTCCACACATTCACATTTGCGTAACCTGATTTGCCTGTATATGGGAAATCGCAGACAGTGTCAATATAAATATCACACATTGCAAACGACATCATAAGTCCGAAGATCCCCGCTTCCATATAACGCCATTTTGGAAGATAATCCGGCATTTTTTCATTTTTCCATACTCTTCTGCTGCACATAAAGCATGCAAATGCCGCAATTACCAGAAGTGTAATAAAATACGCTGCATCTCCCCCGCCGGATGCAACCAGATAATAATCACTGGTGTAATAATCTGCATAGGCAAGGTTCGTACTGTCTTTTGGAATACCGTATACTACCTGAAAATTTTTCACCGGGACAAAGGACGTATCATTGTCCACCGCATATGTGCGTATTTCATTGTATCGGTCTGCCTGTAAAAGACTTTTGATGAGTGTATCCGCAGAAACTGTTCCATCCTTTTTGACATCGACGGACAAGTTTCCATCTTCGTCAAAGTCCAGGACAAAAACGCTCTCATAAGAGTTCCACTGTTCTTTGTCATCGTCAATTCTGAAATCCGGTTCCAAAACTTCATACAACGGCGCATTCGTATTCACTTCTTTTTTCGCTCCATCCGTCGCATAATAATCCGTCTCAGACCGGACGCCCTCAAAGGAACTGCTCCACTCTGAAATATAATCGTAATCATCATAACCGCTTCCCTCTCCGACAAAAGGCTCCGTACGGTTTTCTGACGGCTCGTTCTTAATCTCAGTATACAGGACATAAGCCCCCTGATAAAGTGTATCAATATACTCCGTATTTACATTTTCACTGGAGGAAAACAATTGCGCTGACTTCTGTTCTGCATTCCTTATCATCCACGGAAAAAGGCTTACATTCACACCAACTGCAAGTAATAATCCAATGATAATAATTCCTATCCTAACGTTACGGCTGTTTTTCAATTTTGTATCCAACGCCCCACACCACCTTTAAATATTTTGGTTCTCTCGGGTTGATCTCGATTTTATCCCGAATGTTTCTCACGTGCACCATGATTGTATCCGTGTTAATTGCCTTTTCGTTCCAGACACGCTCGTAGATTTCCTCTGCCGAAAAAACTCTGCCCGGATTTCTCATCAGAAGTGCCAGAATTTTAAATTCAATCGGAGTCAATTTCACCGGATTTCCATCCACGGAAAACTCGATGGTATCCTCGTTTAATTCAAGTCCGCCGATGATGTAGTTTCTTCCCTCTTCCTCTTTTTTCTGTGCCATTCCCATAAACCGGGTGTAGCGGCGCAGTTGGGAATTTACCCTTGCCATGAGTTCTAACGGCGTAAACGGTTTTGTCACGTAATCATCCGCACCAATATTTAAGCCGATCACTTTGTCTGTCTCCTCTGATTTTGCAGAAAGCATGATGACCGGGAACTCATGATGTTCTCTCAATTTGATCGTCATGGTCACGCCATCCATCCGCGGCATCATAATGTCCACGATCGCAAGATGAATCGTTTCCCGCCCGATCACTTCCAGTCCCTCGACACCATCGGCTGCCTTATATACATGGTATCCCTGGCTTTTTAAGAAAATCTCAATCCCATCACGAATCTCTTTGTCATCCTCCACGACTAAAATATTGTACTCATTGTTGTTCAACTGTTCCATCTGACTTCTGACTCCTTATCTGATATGTCTCACTGTAATATATCTATCTAAAAAACCATTATATAAAAAACGAAAGAATTTCTAAAGAATTATTTTGGGAACAACAAAAAATCCCGGCAAAATCAAGTTTCCTTGAAATTACCGGGATTCCTACCCTAAGCTGATAACGGGAATCGAACCCATAGAAAATCGTCTATAATTGGCTTAAAATCAGTACATTTTTCTTTTCGTGGAATACTTCGTGGAATACTTTTCTATTTTACACGAATTTTAGCACCAACCTTGATCACGTTTTTATTTGTGATGGAAGGATTCATTTTTAAAATCGCATTGATGGTTGTTCCATACATTTTTGCGATTACAGTTAAATTCTGTCCGGCCTTTACGGTGTGATACTTTGCATCAGAAGCTTTCGTAGTGATCACTTCACGAATATCTCCATCGTTCAGATAAATAGATGCGTTGTTAATCTGGTAAGGATTTCTTACGATGCCATTTACAATTCTTGTAATGGTTCCCTTTTTATATTTTGCACCGGCAAATTTTGCTTTAGAAATGTCGTCCAAAGCATCATTATAGTATGAAGAATAATAAACCGTCTGACCTACCTTATAAGTATACGGTTTCGGAACAATTGGTTCAACATCAATTTCGGAAAAAGCTACATCAAAGTCTACTTTTCCACTCACGCCGTCACATGATCCGTTTGAGGTGTACTGCCATGCGATCGCATATGCTTCTGGCGAATACTGTTCCTGCATTGTTCCATCATTTGTGCCATATCTCGCAATCCAGAACGGGAAACGACTTTTCAGTGAAGCAGAATCCAGTACATTTTTATACCAATCTACATTACAGTAAATTCCAACCTGAAACCCTGCTGCCTGAATAATGTCAGCCTCTGCATTAATGATCTCTGTTAATCTGCTTTTTCCAATATTTTTAATACTATTTGCTTCCATGTCCAGCCATACACGGAAGTTAATTTTCTTCCCAGATAAAGCCTGTACGATTGCATTTGCTTCTGCTTTTGCCGCATCAACAGTTTTTGCGTATACATAACGATAAACGCCTACAGTGATTCCCTGCTCTGTAGCTCCTGCGTAGTTCCGCTCGAATGCTTCCTCTACATGATTATTTTTATTTGTAACTTTTAAAACTGCAAAAGAAATATTTGCAAGCTTGACTTTTGACCAGTCAATAACTCCATTCCATTTTGCCACATCAATTCCGTACTTCATAATTAATCCTCCTTCTTATCCTCTTCGATCTGCGCTGTTTTTTCTGTCTGGCTCTTAATATTTTTTACCAGGGGCATTAAAAACGGTGGGATGTTTACTCCAATGTCAATCATGTTTTCCAAGATGCTGATCAGCTCATTGCAGATAATCCAAACCGCAACGATACACGCAATTAAAAATTTGAATGGAAAAGAAAATCCGAATGTTTCTGTTGCGTATAAAATTAATTGGTCAATAATTGCACCGACAACAATCAGCAGCCACATTGTGACCTTTTTCGTGATCCCCTTCATGCTTCTGTATGAGCTGATTTTCCCGTCTGTTCTGTTTGGACTTGCCATAATCCCGGTAATGTAGTCGATAATGTTGCATGCTACGACTAATAGGACAGGGATATAAAGCACTCCAAGAAGTGAGTTTAAAATTGCCCCGACAGTTGTAAAAAATCCTTTGACTACTTTCACAGTTATGTTTTCATTCATAAAAATTATCCTTCCTTTGTGATTTTTTTATAAAAAAACCTGTCAAAGAATTATCTTCAACAGGTTTTTCTATTTAACTTAAGCAAAATTATAATAATGCAGCCTTGACTTCTTCCCTCAAATTGGATAAATAGGGAATCTGATCCACAGTATATTTTCCTTCACGAATCAATTTTACCCAAATTTTAACAACCACGCTATCTCTATTAAACATCTGCATTACCTCCATCTGTTTCTGAATTATTTTCCGTAAAAGAAGCCATCATAATGGTCAGTTCAGCGATTGCCTGCTCTAAATTTTCAGCATTTTTCTCTGCCTGAATCTCCAACTGATTTAATTTTTCATCAACAGAAGCTTCTGTTCGGGAAAGTTCAACTTCCCAAATTCCACCAGTTTCTTCTTTAATATAGGATAATTCTGTGTAATTCTCAAAAACAGTTTCTTTTCCATCATCTTTTTCTGTAATTTTTTTCGTGGAAAAGGCATCAGCAAAGTATGACTTAAGCTGGTCACTTGTCTGTAAAAGCATTCTTATTTTAAGGCTTCCACCATACTCTTCGACTTTCTGAACCTCCACTTTTCTTCCATCATTTAAAATAATAATATGATTCATTTTTCCTCCTAATTTTCTAAATTTCCATACCGATAAGGATATTTATATTCATATTTTTTCTCATCAGCATATTCTTCATGAAGTTCTACACTGATTGAAATTTTTCCATTTGTCTCAACCGGATTTGGAGTAATTTCAATTGATTCAATGACAATCATAGAGAACCTCCTAATCTGTTGCTTCTACAGTGATTGTGAAAGATGAACCGGATTTAACTTCCGTCGGGACATCAATTGATACAATGACCGGGGATACCGAATCGTAAACCACAGTACGATTCACGGTTGTTACTTTACCAGCCTTATCAGTTGCAGTGATTACGATTGTATTTGTTCCTTCAATCAAATTAACACTAGAAGAAAAAGTACCATCAGAAGCGACCGTGACACTACCTTGATCAGTCCCATTTAATGAGACTTTTACAGTCACAGGTTTGCTGGTAACATCATCTGTAATTCCAGAAACAGCACACGCCTGCTTATTTGTTATCAAGCTTGCTGCCGGAGATGTAATATTTAAAGTCGGTGGAACTGTATCAACTGTAAAGTTAACTGTTTTTGAAGCAGTATTTCCGTCGTTATCTGATGCTGTAACAACAAGTTTATGAGCACCATCATTAACTGTTCCGCTATAAGTACACTGATAACCATTTGTTATTGTCTTTTTTGTGACACCAAGTGCTGTTCCATCAAGGTTTGCAGAAATCGTGGAATTTGATACACCGGATCCGCTGTCAGTCACATTTATACTAAACGTTACAGTGTGACTCGTCAGATACGCACCAGCACTTGGCTTTATAACAGAAATTGCAGGCGCAACCTTTTCTTTAACACGCAGCTTCATTAAATTGCCAAATGTAGAATCTGTTTTATCAACAACAGTAACATTTCCAGCTACATCAACCGCTTTTAATGTCATTGCATAAACATGATCCGGCTGTTCATAAGAACTTGCAGTTGGTGCAGTAACGGTCTTTTTCCATTTTTTAGTTGAAGAATCATAGTCAAGTGTGTAAACTTGACCGTTTAGATCTAATGATACGGATTCCATTGCCATAATACTTCACATCCTTTCTTTTTATATTTTTACACTAAAAAACCTGTCAAAGAATCATCTTTAACAGGTTTTCTCTAACTAAGTTATAACATAAGATTGTGTACACTTTTGTACACACTTTTTCTTATTTTTCAAGAAAATGTTCTGATTATGTGAATTTACATTTTTTAATAAAACCACTATAATAAATATCAAGAGCTATCAAGATTTTGAACGAACTACAAAAACCTTCCCCATTGATAGCTCTTACTCCTCATAATTATGAAAGCCGGAATTTGATCCGGCTCTTTTTATGCCAATTTTCGATTTCGAAAACCAGAGTTTAACTCAGTTAAACTCTGGGAGCAATTTCAAATACATCGAAGCATATAAAACATTTGTTAATTTGAAAAATGGCGAATCAGAATCTGTAAAAATAAATATCGATACGCCTGGTGTGTATTTACTCAATTTTTCTGTGTGCCATTGTGGAGGAAGCAGTATCACATCTAACGATCCTAGTTGGTCTGTTAAAGCACCATTCAATTTTTTCCTCGCACGAAAAACATTAGCAATCCCAATTGCAAAAAGGTGGGACGATATCTCCGGTACAGCAACATTCATTAAGTATTTAGATAAAGGAGAGTATACATTCAATTTTATTAATGAGACTGGAACAAGTACCAGTGATATATATTATTCGACTGTTTTCGTGTCCGGTATTATGGTTAAATAATTACTCTTTCGACAGCTTATAGTATACATTAACAGCTTTCGATGCTAATTCAGAGTTCCAGATTTTAGGGGAATTATACACCATTTAAATTGTCAATATTTATTATGAAACAGTCTATCCTATTTCTGATACATTGACAGTCATTCCACCCGCACCGTTAATTATTATTGTTGAGCCTTTTGGTGTGCAAAGAAAGTTGTGCTTGAATAAGCATAATGGGCTTCATCAATTGGCATTGCTCTGAAACCTGCAACTCTAATATCATTAACAAAAACATTACCCCAACTGTATCCGTTATAACTTTGATGGTCGCAAGCGAACCAAGAATCTTTATTTACCACATATTTTTTAGTATAAGACGCTTTACTATTATCGCTTAAAACAGTCTTAGTTGTTTCATAATTAGGTATTAAACTCTGGTTAATTTCCGCCTTATCCTTTGCCATTTGTGCTTTCAAATCCGGTATCGTAGGGATTACGGTAAATAACTGGTCAACAGATGCAATTGAAAGACCGGATAATTTTACTCTATAAAGAGGATAATCCCTCTCTACTGCACCCTCATATAAATTTCCTTGAACAAGTGCAGGATCCATTGCTGTTCCAGTTGTCGCTGTTCCCTTCTTTACTGCCAAAATGAAGGAATCCACGTTTCCGCTGGTCAAAAACCTCGCATAGATAATATCATTACGGTTGTATCCTGTTGCACCATTTTCAATCGTCATATCCTGATAATCTGCATGGCTCAATCTTCCGATATGCCCTCCGACGCTTAAGACACCATCTGAAATACGGACCTTATTATTACTGATAACTGTCGATTTCAGACAATTCCCGATATTAAGCACTCCGTCTCCTCCGAACATTGACTGAAAAATGGCTGCATCATCTTCTGCATAAATATGTCCTGCTGCTTCTGCTGCTGTGTTTACTGTTAACGCTTTGAATCCCATACTACTGTTCTCCCTTCAATTTGTATTCGATAGAAATTGTTCCATCTTTTTTCTGCAAAATTTTATTTGTTACTGGCTTTTTTACTACTGTTCCTGTTATATACTCGCGACCACCAACGATATCTCCTATTTCCAAATCCACATCATCTACGGACAAGCTCATTTTTTTATAATTCTGCAATTCTTTTAATCTGTTTTCTCCGTCTTCGCGAAGTTTTTCTTTACTTTCGGCATTTGCATAGTCATAAAATTGCGCGTTCTCGTCTAGTCCAAAATAATACTGTGTATCTCCAATAGAACCGTCTTGCTGTACATACAAATGGATAATTTCTCTTTCTAATCCTTGACCACTTCCACCACAGATCAAATGATTCACACCATTTCGACAGTCTCGAATATCAAAATCCAGCTTACTGTCTTGACTATATTCAAGTTCTTCTGAATAGTCCAACACATCCACTGCTTTCAGTTCTACTGCTTTTTTATCCTGATCATATCGTATGTTAAGCCTCATCGAAATCGAATCCAGAAGCTTATAAATTGCAGATGCTACATCTGTAAATCTGTCAACAGAATAATTTGAAACACTTTTCTGTGTATCTTCATCTGGCACATAGAAAAGATTTCCAAAATAATCTCCTATCAGCATCCTTATGACAGCATTGATTTCTCCAGACAGAATTAAATTTGTGGAATCTTTTGGCGGTAAAATTACTTTTGTGGATAACAAGCCTCGCCACGTATATCCACGCAAAACAATTTCACTGTTTTTTGTTATGATCTCCCGGTCACCAATAATTCCACCATATTCTGTTTCCGGAATGTAAATTCTGTTATTATAAGAAAGCATCTTATTATCCCAGAAATTTACAACCGCTTCAAAATCATTTGTATCACCAACATCAAGATCCATTTCCATGTTGTCCAGATATGATATTTCGTTTCCAGCTGAATCTGATATGATAAAATCAAAATGCACCGGATTGACTATAGAGATTATAGTTGAATTATTCCTGCTGATATTTCCTGCATCATCCTCTGCCACTACAGAGAGCGGATACTCTCTTGCACCATTTCTATACTTAACAGGAAGTACTGGTGCAGATAGTTCTCCGCTATATGTATTAGAAGATTCGCTTTGCAGGACAGTTTCATTGCCATTTAATGCAGCTTGTAATTTTAATGCCATTGCGGTTCTGCCCTTTCCTCATACAGTGTTAACATAAAATCAAATTTACCGGACCAGCTTATTAAACTTCTGCCCGGCTGGATTTTCTGAAACACAGATCTTTTCTTTTCCCTGCTGTCAAAAATATTAACAGCTGTTCCGTCATTCATGATTTTTGTTACTGTCCTTTTTAAACTATCAACAATGATATACTCACCATTTTCCAGATACTCATTAATCAGATACTCATAACCGCCAATTATAATCTGTGGATTAAGCACTGATCCGAAAATCTTTAATTCAAAATTACATGCTTTGATATAACTGTTCATAATGCTTCGATTTCTCATGCCATTTGCATATCTATAAGCATATCGGTAAGCATATTTTTTATTATCGGTACTCAAAGATTCTGATGTATCAAAATAATATTCAGATTTTTTGATCCAGAACGGATTTTCCGCAATAATATTTATTTTTATTTCAACAGCATAAAACATTTCTTCATAATCCGAAAAACTTTTCTGTGCAATAAAACACTCAAGATAATATCCATTGACAAAAAGCTTTCCGGGTTTTTTATCCAAAATGTCTTTCTCAGTGATGTGATGCAGATTATCCATTACTTCATCATATTCTTTTTTCGTGTCTGCAAAAACAGAAAGTGTGACGCTCTTTTCAGCAATATCCTTATAAAAGGATGTGATTGTATTTCGCCCATTTCCACTTTCCGATATATATGACCATGATGCATCGAAAAGTGTTTCTGGCTTCTGAATTACAATTGGGAAGTTGTCAAACATAATTTTCTGTTCAGCATTATTTTCATAATAAATTTCCATGTCTAATCTCCATTAAAGGCTCTAACAAGTTCTCTCCGGTTTAAATTTACAACATATGTTCCCGGATTTTTTCTAAGTGCGACAGCCACTTCGTTACCTAATCTCTCATAGTCAATCTGAGGTATCATGGAAATGAACTGGTTCATGGAATTTGAAATATATTCTTCCAAAACCGAGATAGGAAGGACAGCTTCCGCTCCGGCTTCTCCACCTCCCATTAACTGATTTCCATTGATTCCAAATAGCGTAGGTGCATTTAAAACTGCTCCTTTTGCATACCACTGTACACCAATAGATGGAACTGAAGGAGGATTAAGTGAGAAAGAACCGCTGATTGAGAAATGTGGCATCTTCAGATCTGGAAATTTCCATTCAAAATTAAATAAGCTTTTTATCTTTTCGATTCCGCTAGAGAATTTCTCGTGTATTTCTTCCATTTTTAAAGACCATGCATCCTTCATAGCCTGCAATTTTCCACCTGTCAGTGTATTGATCGCATCAAATTTCATTGTGGAAATCTCATGGATTGCCTGAAATCCTGCTGCAACAATTCCTCTTATTCCACCACCATTTTCCTCATATTTATTTTTTATATTATTTAATTTAGACTGCGTCATCTGCACCATTGAACCAAGTTTTCCATCTGTCATGGAATTTAATTCTGTATACATGACCGATGCGATTCCTTTAATACCGCCGCCGTTTTCTTCGTATACTGATTTCATGCTATCCAGCTTTTCTGTCGCTACAGATACAATCCCTTCCAGCTTTTCTGTTGCAGTATTTTTCAATGATTCAAATTTTTCTGACGCCATATTATGAATTTCTTCTAACTTTCCATCTGTCAAAGCATTTAAAACATCATATTTTGCTGTTGCAATCTCATTGACAGTTTGAAGTCCTGCGGCAAAAACTCCCTGAATACCTCCACCATGCTCCTCATAAGCAGATTTAATATTTCCGAGTTTTTCCTTTGTCACATCAGCTACTGCTCCAAGCTTCTCCTTTGCCATGGAAGCAAGCGGCTGTAATTTTGTCTCGTAAGTAGCGTAAACTTCCCACATTCCGGCTGCGACAATTCCCTTGATTCCTTTTCCGTGATCTTCGTAAACTGTTTTCATAGACGAAAGATTCCATTTTACGTCATCAACCACAGCTGACAGTCTTCCATCCGTAATCGAGTCGATTGAATCGTATGTTTCTGAAAATCCTGTCTTAACAGATTCTTTAAAATCAGAAATTCCTCCACTGATTTTATCTGGCAGGCTCGTGAAAAATCCTCCTATGTTCTCTATTCCTTCGGAGATTTTTTCTTTTGCCTCACCAAAAAATCCAGTAATATCATCCCAGAGTCCAATCCAGAATCCACGAAAATCTTCACTTGTATTCCATAGATAAATAAATCCTCCTACCAAAAGCGTAATGCCGGCAACTACCCACGTTATCGGACTAGCCAAAAATGCGAGATTCATTTTCAGCTGTGCGGCTGCCAATCCATGAAGAGTCGTTGTATTTGCAGCTTCCATAGCGGTTTTTATTCCTGTCGCAACATTGTATGCGCCAATTCCAACGGTAAGAGATCCGAGAACCAATGCTACACCTTCCAGTGTAGATCTATGCTCTTTTGCCCACTCGATTCCGTCTTTGATATTTCCTACCATATCCTCGGCAGCCGGTATTACATCATTTGTAATTCCCTGTACAACATCTCTAAGAGGAGATTCGACATCATCAAATATAGAAATTTTTAATCCGTCAAGAGCCGACTGCATCAGAGTGACATCACCTTGTAAATTATTAAGGATTGTATCTGACATTTCAGATGCTGCACCAGAACTATTATTAATGGCATTGCTCAGAGAATCCCAGGAGGTTGTCTGCTGTGTCAAACTTGCTCCAAGCAATTGTGTTACCTGGTCGGCATCCTCCTGTGTCATGGAAAACTGATTCATTAAAGCTGTAGCAACTGCTGTCTCGTCTCCATAACTTTTATAAAGAGTCTGTAAATCTGAAACAGATACTCCAAGTGCATCGATATCATATCCCATGCTGTCTATAGCTGTTGCGACAGACTCAACGGAAATGGCTCCATCACTCATTAATGCAAGAAATCCAGTCATGGCTTCCTGACCAGCCATTTTCTTCGCATAATTGACCTGCTCTTCAACGTTCAGACCTGCCCAAGCAGCTCTGGTTTCTACCAATACGTCCGATAAATCTCTTGCATTTCCGGAAGAATCATAAAATGACACACCAAGTCTTTGTGTTAAAATGTCTAATGCACCTAAACTGTTCGCAGAAGCTCCGGCATTTGTCGATAATCTTGTCAGAAGAGAGCGTAATGATGTACCAGCCTGTTCAGCTTTTATTCCACTGTTAGCCATCATACCAAGTGCAACGCCTGCATCTTCAATTGAATATCCCATTGCACCGCAGATTGCTCCGACATACTTAAATGACTGCCCAAGCATTTCTACTGTCGTGTTGCTGCTTGTTGAAGTTGCTGCTAAAACGTCCACAAAACGGTTCGTTTCATCTGCACTCATTCCAAACGCTGTCATTGCATCCGTAACAATATCTGATGCTGTGGCAAGATCCATAGAAGATGCTGCCGCGAGATTCAGGACACCATCTATACCGTCCAGCATTTCTTCTGTATTCCAGCCTGCTAATGCCATATACCCAAGTGCATCTGCTGACTGTGAAGCGGTAAAAGAGGTCTTTTTCCCCATTTCTTCTGCCTTCTCGGTCAAAGCTTCCATTTCTTCTGCAGTTGCACCGGAAAGAGCCTTAACGTTGCTCATAGAAGATGTGAATGTCATTCCAGTATCAACAGCTGAAAGAGACAGATTTTTCAATCCTTCAATTCCTTTTTGAATACCATTTGATACAAGATCTGCTACGACACCCTTAAAAATCGTAAAACCGCCTGTTGCAGCCGAAGATGCCTTTCTGTCTGCGTCTTCCAGTGCGTCCACAAATTCTCCTGCCTGTTCTGTTGCATCCGACAGTTTCTGCTTATTATCTTTAAGTTCACCATTGAGATCTTTCATCTCTTTTGAGAGGGATTTTGCTTCCTTCGAATTTTTTCCCTGCTCCAAAACAACATTTATGTACTGCTTTTTCAGATCTTGCAGTTTATCTTCCTGATTTTTGATTTCATCAGACAATCTTTTAGAAGCTGTCTGATTTTCCTTCATGACCGCCGTGTACTCTTCAATACGCTTGTTGCAGTCTCCGATTTCTCCTCTAAGCTTCTCTTCTTCATTTTTCAATTTCAAGATTTCTGTTCTATTTTTCTGTGCTTCGGCAGAATTTTCGCCAAAAATCTCAATTGCTTTTTGGAGTTTCTGGTTGACCAGTTCCTCTTTTTTCTGCGTAACTGAAAGCTTTTCCTGTAAAAGACTATGTTTTTTCCGTAAGCCTTCAATATTATCGCCATTATTTTTCAATTCAGAATCTGCCAGTTTGAGAGCATTATTTAATTCTTTTGTTGCGGCACCGGCTTTTGACAGCCCTTCATTATATTCATGTGTATCCGCTGTGAATTTAATTTTTGCTTCACTCGTTTTAGTTCTTGCCATACGCCCGGTCACACTCCTCACTTATCGCGTAATTCTTCCAACTGTCATAAGCCGATTTGTTCAATGCAACTGTTTTTAAAAAAGAAAAATCCGCATTCCAGAACAAATCTTCACTTATTTCAAGGATCAAAACGTAATACGTGTAATAATCCTCTATATCTTCAAGTTCAAATTTTGGAATACGGATTTTATTTTTCTTTTTTCCTTTTGTGTGGCTTATGAATGCAGATCGGAAGCCTTCTTTTTTTTTGCTGAAATAAGTTCATTACATTTTCTAGCAAGTTCTGGTGGATTGTATGGAAGATTTTCCATAAATTCCATTTCACCCATGCATTCATCGAGGTTGTCCACATTCGCACACAGATATGCCGTGTACAATACGGTCACGGTATCAAATGTATCTTCCGTTCCCTTCATGATGACCTTGTTATATCTGTCATAAACATCCTTTTTTAATCCTCTGATCTTATATAAAGAAGCAAAATTCAGTGCAAGTTCCACTTCTTTACCATTTTCAAGTTCCATGTTGATTTTTCCATTCATATTTTCACTTTCCTCCATAATATAACCGGATACAAATCTGGTATCCGGTCATGCTGCTCATTTGCTTAAAGCTGTGATCAATTCTTTTCTATTCATTGTTGAATAATTTTCTACTTCTTTTTCCTTTGCAAGTGCCTTTAATTCTGCCACAGTCATTTTTTCAAGTGCTGACTCTGCGTTTTCATTATCGGCATCCTCAATCTTTTTAATGTATCCAGTTGATTCTGTGATTTCAGCAAATCTTTCTTCTGACATATCCTCAATGATTGTTCCTTTTTTTACGACTTCTTTTGTCTGCTTATCAATAAAGGAACGTAAAACCTCAACTCTCATAGCGTCCTCCTACAGTACTTTCTTTTTTGCAAGCGCAGGCGTAAATTCAGTCATCCATTTCTGTGCAATTTCAGATGATACTTCGGATTTCAAAGCTTCATACAAGCCATTTCCTTCATCATCCGGCATGACAGCAACCGTCATTTCAATTTCTGCAACTTCCTCTCCACCATTTTCAATTTTTCTAGCAATACCATCCTTCACGACACATTTAGTATAAGCTTTATACTTAATGTTTTCATCCTCATCAACAGCTTCCACTGTGCAGGCAAATTCCGGATGAACCGAATTTGATCCATAGGCAGAGATTCCGTCTTCTAATCCATCAAGATTCATTCCATATGTCTGTTTATATCTCTCATAGTTCATATGCAGACTAAGTTTCAATTCGCCCGTTCCAGTTCCTCTGGTACGTGTTTTCTTTTCAATACCCATGTATTTTTTTGTTACTGTTTTCGTATTCATTGATTCTTCAATGCTACCAACAGCTCCTGCTTCTACATAATTTTCATCTTTTGAAAATTTCATTGCAAATTTTCTACATTCGAATTCTGAAAATTCACCGTAACCACTCATAAAATTTGTCCTCCTATTTCATTTGAAAAGTAATTCTATCAAGCATTTCATCAACAGCCTCGTCTTCTTTTCTCTCGATTCCTCTATCAAAAAAATGCTGATTTCCTGCATGATGTACTGTATTTGAGCCATCATCTGGAAAATACAGATAATCATATTTTGTTTTTGAACCAATTGTTACAGATAGATTTTCAAATCCTCCACCTCTGCTTCTCGAACTTTTCAATCTATCTTGCAACGCATTACTGTATTTAGCATGTTTCTTTTTCCTGTCTGATACAGGTATTAAATCTTCTATAGATTTTGAAAATAAGTTGTATCCGGCGCCATGTAAATATGTGTTAATTTCATCCGCTGCTGTACTTGAAAAACCGTTAAGTCCTTTCCACAGTTTTTCGAGAGATTCAGTTTTTATCTCATAAGTACTCATGTCTTACTCCTTTTACTGTAACCCTTTATTGGCTCTGTAAAAATAATGACTGCGGCTTCCACAACGGTATCAGTTTTTGATTTGATCGTGTAATCAAAAACAACATCTTCATTAGCTTCCTTCAATCCTTGAATTTTTGACAGTTTATCAATAATCTGAAAAACTGCATTTTCCGGTATATAATCTTCATGAATCAGATTGACCTGATAATATAAATTATAATCCCGAATGGATGTTCCACTTTTTTTAATATGCATGCGATTAAAAGTGATGTAATTCCATAAATCTGGAACATCATCTTCTTTTATCTTTCCATATGCAACCTTGTTTCCGAACAAATCCGGATTTTCCTGTTGTAATTCTTCAAGAGCTGCCTTTATCTCATTCAGCAATTCTGCGTACCTCCTCCAGATAAAAATACATAAGGTTTTCTTTTTTACTGTAATCAATGTAAATCACATCAAATAATCTATCATCAATTGCCACCTTACATTTTTTACTGACACCATCCATTAATCGTGTCTTTACTTTTAAAGACAATTCTCTGCCAAGCGATTCTACAAATGAAAGGTCTTTATCGCGCTTACTCATTTCTTCAAATGCAAGTTCTACGATATATTCCATATCATTAATCTTTTTAGGATTCTTCGGTGCATTAAAATCACTTTGCAATTTTTTATCCCGATAGCATCTTAAGAAACCATCATTCAGATTTAAATTGCTGACTTTCATTTTCTGCATCTGTGGCATTCCTCCTTGATTTTACACTGCAAAAAGCTTGTAGTTTCAGAATATCCATTTGATAAGCTCTTTCGAATTCATCTTCGCAATGGTTATACACGTACATCACATAATTTAAAAAAAGCTTTCTAAACATACCGGGAGCGGAATAATCGCATTCCGCTCCCAATAAATGATTTAAATAGATTTCAGCATCATCTATCATGTCGGATAGATTCTTTTCCGTTTTCTCATTTTCCCATGTGATACTGAGTCTTCCCTTAACTGCTTCTAACAGTACTTTCTTTTTTTCGCTATCCAACATGATGATTTCTCCTAAACAGATGCTAATTCAAGATTTTTCACAGTGATGTATGCCGGATCAAGTTCTGAAATGTCAAGAAGTACTGATGCTGTATCATCAAACGCTCTTCCATTTGCATACGTTTTGATCATGTATACCCTGTTATCTTCCAGGAACTGTGCAGAATCATCATAAGTCACATTTCCATCTTTGCTACTTCCTAATCCAAGAAAATATTCTTTTGGAAGACAAAGAATAGCTGTTCCTTCTGTAAGCTCTGCCGACTGGTACACTTCTGTTGGCACAGGGAAGATATTATTTGTGTAAGTTCCTGCTGCATTGAGCACTGTTGTTGCTGGCATGACCTTGTTCAGATAATCAATTGGATTGCAGATTAATGCAACACCTTTAATCGTTCTGTAAACTCCCTTTTCAGTCTTTGCCATTTTAGCGACTAACGGACCATATTCTGTTGGCAAAAACGACTTCACTTTGACAGCTGTTTTTTTCGGATATTCACCGCCAACAACAGATGCTGTGGAAGATATATTCCTGTCAAGTCCAATCGGCTGATTTTTTCCTGTTCCAGTAACAATTGCATTTTCAAGTGCACAAGCAAGTGCATCCACAAGAATTGTTCTAATATAATTGTCCAGATATACTGGACCCAATTCAAGCATATCTTTTGGAATAACAGCATAGCAGGACAATTTACACTGTGTCATCTCGATAATCTTAAATGAAGATGTAATTTTCTTTGTTACTTCCGTATTAATCGCTCCCCACACTGCCTTATCAACAGTATGATCGTTCAGAATCCATCTTGTAAGATAACTTACATTTGTAAATGTAATTGCATTGAGCAAAGGATGATCATTTACCAGATTCCGGTAAACATCCTCGATGATGGTCTGTGGCATTCCATCATTGAGAAGATCCGTAAACTCCTGACGCGGATTGCTGCTTTTCGCATTTTCAATCCACTGCTCATAAAACTTCTGTTCATTTGCTGTAAGGATACGATAGCCTCTCTGCGCAAGAATTGCATTGTCATTATGATGCATCTCGTAATCATTTCGAATGGAATCTGCCACAGCTTCTGTAAATTGCTCAAAAGCAACGGAAAGAGCTTCCTCATTTCCTGCTTTTAATGCTTCCTGCATAGCTACTGATGCACTCTGTACGATTGGATTGTTTAATGGTTTCATAATTTTTTCCTCCTGTTATTTAAAAATATGATCAAAAAAAGCCACACAAGGGTTGACTTTATTTTCTGGGGTTCTATTCGGTTCTGACACATCCATTTGCTGGATATTATTTAAAAGCGACTGTCTTATATCAATAAACTGCTGCATGGATTGAATCAGAGCAATCTGCTCTGGTGCGACTCCATCCTGATTGGTTTCTTTTTGTTCAATTCCAATATCTTCCGGCATATTTTCGGCAATTTCATCAATAAATCCGTATGCCAAACAGTCATCTGGATTTAAGATTTTTTCTTCATCCATAAGTTCTGTCAGTTGTTCCTCTGTAATTTTTCCGGCACACCGTTCAAGATATACTTTTCGGTTTGCAACCATCCAATTATCAAGATCATCTGCCATTTTCCGAAGCATTGCTGCGTTTCCGTCAATGCTTACCCACATATTATGCACCAGCATAGATGTACCAAGTCCCATTATTCGTTTATCGCAAGCCTGCAAGATAAGGCTTGCCACACTGTAAGCGCAACCGTCTACATATCCTGTCTTTTGCGCTGGATGTCGTTTGAGCTGATTGTAAATGGCAACTCCTTCAGATACCATTCCACCATTGGAATTGATAAACAGGCGCATTTCTGCATTATCAGGAATTTGTGCAAGGACATTTGAAAAATACTGCGCGCTTGTTTTGCTTTCAAGCATAGTCCAGCTTGACCAATCAAACTTTCCTTCCCTTGTTACTGTGTCATAGATGAATAAATCAAACACATTTTTTTCCTGATGTGGTTCAAATTTCATCATCATCTGTGGTTTCATTATCTTTTCCTCCTATCATTTTATTTTTTTCGTTGATAAACTCATAATTTTTTGTAAGAAGGTGGTTTTTGCTCCAATCCTCATTCAAAATATCTAATCCGGCTTTTTCTCTCACTTCATCAATACTTGCAAATGCACTGGATATTAACTTATCAATCTTATCCGCCATGTCAAAAATATCTACATGGTTAACAGTTGATGTATCAACTCGAAAATAATTTCCATTTTTCCAATTTGCATAACCATATTGTCCTGTGAGAACCTGTCCTATCATATCTGCCCATGGATCGACACTGAATGTCAAAAATGATTTCACCACATCATTCATATTTGTGATATTACCAAGCATTAATGATTCCGGAATTTTAAAAGCTTTTCCTACAATTTTGAACATCTCCTCGATAAGGCTTATCGTGTCATCACTGCTTTTTGACGTTCCATCGGACTTCATTTTTTCAAGCGTTCGTCCATTATATTCGACATACAGTTTTGCGTCGCCATCCATAAATTTTTTCAGTGGTTCTTTGAGAATATTTTCAAATTCCTTGTTAAATGCCTCATCACCAGCTTGAACACTGTCAATTTTGAATTTATATTTCACTGCGTTTGTATCTTTATAAGCACTCATTGCAGTTGAAATTATCGAGCCAATGTCTGCATAAAGTCCATCAATCAGTTTTTTCGCCTGAATATTTTCAAGCTTAAAAATGAAAACCTGATCACTTGTAAATTTTCTATCCATCTGAAAATCATCAATTACAACCCCTGAATAAAGATTTCCGACAAATGGTCTCTTTTGCTCCAGCACAAAACTATCTGCACAATAAAGATTTCTTCCAGAGATAAAGCATAATGCACCCTGCTCATCACGAAGGGCTTTTTCTATGACCTTGTGCCAAAAATGACTTGCCGATTCGTTTGGATTCGGTTTTATGTTCAATGAAAAATAATCTTCATCCTTCACACATACATAGTTTTTGTAAACCTTAATTTCACTCTGCGAAATAGCATTTGCAATCAGTGAAACCGCTGAATATATTGCAAGTTCTTTAACATAAACCGTACTCGGTATATCAATCGTTATCGTTTCTGGTCCAATCCTCTCTTTACTTGATCCGGGGAATGCTGCCTTTATTTTTTCAATCCAGTCCATAGTTCCTCCTACATAACAAGTACACATTTTCCAGTTAATGGAATGTACTCTTTTATCTCTCCCTCCGCTGTCATGGAAGCAACCAGAGCCATAAAAGGATCTGTTTTCCGCGAACGAGCTTCAATTTTTGCATAAACAAAGGAGCCTTTATCAGCTCCTGCATCTCTTCCATATCGAATTGTCTTTGTATTATTTGTCGCCCAGCGCAACGTAGGGTTATTTCCCCAATAAAAAAAACCATTGATAAAGCAATGGTCTATTACTGGTACGATTTTGCAGATTTCAAGTTGTGACACAAGCTTGAGATTTTTACGATCCACGGAAAATCCTATCTTCGATAGTGCATCTGACATTAATGCGTATCTGTAATTGTCAATGCAAATCATTTTTATCATGTACCGTTTTCCACATTCATAAATATAATCTGTTAATAATGTTGGATGAATTTCCACATCATCAACATACGTAATCAGTTCATCTTGTACCCATTTCTTCCATGGTGCCTTTATTCTTGGAATATCTGCCGAATGTGAACATATCCATGAGTGATTAATATCATATCTCTTATCGCCTTTCTTAAAATGCAGATTGACGGATGCGAAATCTGTCGTTTTCATATAATCTATGCCAACCGTACACTCCCAGCCATTCATGTCTGGAAGCTCTTTATTGGTTTTTTCTATATCATCCCATTTTGCGGCTGCCGATTCTTTTACTGTATCAGGAAGATTCATTCGTTTTTGCATAAAAGCCGGAAGCCTTTCCGGATTCTTTTTCCACTCGCGGTATTCTTTTCTGATTTCCACAAGCAGATCCGGCATATAAGGCAATGACGGATTTGCCATTGTCCAATTTTCCTCTTCATCCACATCCTCTTTTTTATTGAGTTTGCAGATAAATGGGAGTAGTCCGTTATCATCATCACCTTTTCTCAAAATATTTTCTGATTCTTCTATCAAATCATCAAGCGGTCCTTCTCTTATATCTCCGTTTGTCGTAAAATAGGATCTTCTTGGATGTTTCTTTTTTCCAAGACCCGTCGTAAAAACATCTATGTTACCATAATTTTGATACTGGTGAATCTCATTGAAAATAACTATCCCGGAACGAAGACCATCTTTTCCCTTCGGGCTGTTTGTCCTGCCCTTGATAACTGACTTTGTTTTTGTGCAAGTAACTTTTTCTTTCGTCCAATAAAAAAACTTCTTTATTTTTTTTATTACAGATGGTACTTCAAAAAATCCTATCAAATCAGTAACAGGTCTCATTGCCTGTTCCTCATTATTTGCACAAATGTCAACGTCATATTCCCTGATTCCGTTGTATGGTGATGATAAACAGAACGACTCAAATGCGATTGTTCCGTCTTTTCCAGCACCTCGTCCAATTTCGCAGAACAGATCTGTCCAGCGTGGTCGCCCATCCGCATCCCAATAAGTACAGTCATGTAATGCTATAACAAATTTCTGCCATGAAAAAGATCAAATGGCAAATATTTCGCCAATCCCATATAATCTTCCAATTGTTTAAGATCTATGTGAATAGGTTCTGTTTCAAAGCATTTTTTTACATGGGCAACCAAAAGCTTCTGCTCGTCACAGCACCGGAACACATCATTTTCCACAATGTCAATCCATTCCTGAATTTCCTGTGGAAACTTATAAGCAGTCATCCTCATCACCGCCATATTCTTTTAATGGTGTTATATCAAGATCACGAAGCAGCTTCAACATCTGAGCATTTACTTTTACAAGCTGTTCTACAGATTCATTTTTCTTAAATCCGCTTTGACCACCTCCGTTATCATAAAAGATCTTGACACCCCTTTCTTCAATATCAATTCTCAACAATTCCTTCGTTGTCCAAAGCGTGATGTAATCGTCTACCAGATCTGTGTAATATGATTTTTTATTACCGGATTTTTCAAGTTCGGAAATCAATTTTTCTTTAATTCTCTTTGCTTTTCCGTTCTTTTTTATATTTTCAATCCGGATCTGATTTTCAGTTTTTACATTCATTTACCCACCCCCCTCTTATATTAATCGCGTGTATGCGGACATATGTGAAACCCTCGCGCAGATGTTTAGTCTACCCCACTCCCCGTTGCGCCACCTCTCCCACAGAAAGGGGGTATAGGGGGTAGGGGGTACTTACTACCAACGCTCTTCGTTCGTAAAATGTTCGCTTGATTTATTTTTCCGTTTTTCTGGATGCAATTTGTTATGACATGCTTTGCATACCGGAATGAGATTCCTGTACTGCTTTCCTTCGTACCAATAAAACTCACTGAGTGCCAGTTCAGGATGCTTTCTGACAAACTGATTGTGATGCACTGTGCTGATTAATTTTCTATTTCCATTCTCATCTTCATCATACCTTGTGATAATTCCATTCTTCTTGCATATATAGCACTCATGATTAAATTCTTCCAAGACATGGTTCTTTAAAACGATCCACTCTTTCGTCTTGTAGAACCTCCACAGTTCATCCTCGCGTATTAAGTTCTCAATGTACTGCTTAAGGTTCTTAATCATATCAGTTCCTTTCTGCACCCCAGCCATTCACCATCCATGAATGGCTGGTTGACATTAAGAGGATTAAGCAAATGGAAAAGCGCAGCTTCATCAGCCACGCTTCACACTATCTTTATATCACATATCAGTGTACACTTTTGTACACACTTTTAATTTAATTTAACAATCCGCTCCATCTTCCTCTCCATGTTCGTCTTGTCAGCCTTGAATTTATCCCAGTCGCAACGCTTCTTTTTATCTTCACGCATGACATTTGCAATTGCCTGTTCAGCAGTTGGATCAGAATACTTCTCCCTGTTCATTCTCCTTCCCTCCCTCACTTGCACATATCTTTATATTTTGTCTAACCCATTTTATTTTTTATATTTAATAGAAGAAACACCTTATTCAGAAAACCAGTTAGACATAGTTTCCATTTTGTACAACTTTATTTATAAAAAAATATCTATCGTCTTTTCCGAAACGATAGATTCATAATGGATTCATTTATCGAATCCTGCTCAATTCCGATATAACGCATTGTTATATGGAAGTCTGCATGGTTTAAAATTTTCTGCAAAGTGACAATGTCATGCGTCTGCTGATAAAAATGGTAGCCGAATGTCTTTCTCATCGTGTGCGTTCCTATGTGATCTAGTCCGAATTTTTCTCCGGCTTCTGCCAAAATGTTATAAGCCTGTCCTCTCGACAATGCTCTATTCTGCTGTCTGGATGGAAAAAGCCATTCATAATCTGCTTTCCCTTTAATGTAGCGATTAAGCATAGGTCTTAATTCTTCATTAATCGGGAAACGTTTTTCTTTTCCGGTTTTCTTCTCCCGTATACTGACATAATTCATATCGGACACATCCCTGACCTTAAGATTTAAAATGTCAGAGATTCGGATACCTACATAAATTCCGAAAAGGAACATAATCTTGTTCCGCTCGCTTTCCTCTCCAAGATAGTCGGCTATGTCCCACACAGTGTTAATGTCTCTGATCGGTTCGACAGTATTCAATGTGAACCCTCCTTTCAGTAAAATAAAAAGAGCAGGTCATTTCTGATCTGCTCATGTTCCTTATTTACTGTATAACACATTTCACTGTAAAGTTTTGTACACAATTTTTATTTAAAAGAGCAGACCTATTTTGGATCTGCTCTTTTCTCTATTTATTAATTTCTGGAAGGAACTCGCCTAAATGAAGCTCTTCACGCATAATATCATAAGCTTTCTGAATTGTTGAAATTCTATCCGCCAGATACTCCCAGCTCTGCACATCTTTTTCCGTCCAATCGCCCATGCACTCGGCTTTCGCTTCATCATCAAGATTTATAAAATCCATAATGTCTGTGTCATGTCTGTTTTCGATTTCCTTCATGAGTTCATCCAATTTCTTGTAGCATTTTCTTAATTCTTCCATTTTTATTTCCCCCTGGCTTTTAATATAAGTTATCATTAATTCTGTGATTTTTGCAGACTGACTAACTCCATTCGCTTCACATGTTTTTGCAAATGAATCCACAATGTCTTTTTTTAATTTATAGGATTTCGAAATATATCCAACTTTTTTCTGATACTTTTCAGAAGCTATAGTTTGCGCTGACGGATTACCTTTTGGCATTCTTTTTTATCTCCTTCCATAATTTTGGAATCACATCTAAAAGTAGAAATACTGATGCAAGTATCAAAATAATACTCGAATAAATATCCTGATTTCTTCCAATGAATATGATGATTGCCACTGTTAAAAAAATTACACTAAAATTTTCTCTTTTCATATTATTGATGATGAGCTATAATAATTTTTGAAAGGTTCGGGGCTTTCGCCCCTTACCCCTATTTGAGAGAATTTATAAGACTTGATAGCCCTGCCATGAATGTGCCAATTCCAACCAGAGCTTTTATTATAAGAATTATAATTCTCTCGATTTTTTTTAATTTCTTTTTTCTTTTGTTTTTCTTGCTCATCTCTTATCTCACCTCCTGTAATTATAATATCATATGGTGTACCATATGTCAAGTGCTTTTCTGATATTTTTAATACTTTTTCGTATTATTTTTTTATAGAGTACAATTTATGCTGCCAGATTCGCCTGCATACGATCCAGCTCAATATCATCACAGATATAATATTTAATTGTCACATCAGTGCTTGAATGTCCCAATCTCTTTGATACAAACAACACATCTTTTGTCCGCCTATATTCCCTTGATGCAAATGTCTTGCGGAATGAGTGCACTGTCGCTCTAAATTTACAACCGCCAGCGAATGCAATCTCTTTTACCATGTCCTCAATTGACTTATTGCACATCCGTCCTCTGCCACGTAAACCGATAAACACTGCGCCTTCCGTGCGATCTCCGATGTACTGTTTTAATGCCTGTTTACATCTCTCTGTCATAAAGCAGGTGCGCCACTGTGACGTTTTCTCTCCCCAGATATGGATTTCCTTTCGTGCAAAATCAAGGTTGTCAATATTAAGGTTGACGATTTCCCCGACACGAGGACCAGCGGCAAGCATTAATTCGAATAGAGCATTGAGGCGCAGATCATGACCGATAGATAAGGATGCTCTGGCAATCTCTTCATCAGATAGACGCTCTTTTCTCTTCTGCGGTTGTCTGATTTTATCTATATCTCTGGATACATCATCCTCGATATGCTTTTTTCTGTAAGCCCATGCAAAGAAGCTGCTCATATATTTTTGAATCGTGGAGGCATGAGCCTTGGAGATTTTATCCTTATGCAGTCTGGTAGCGATATAATCCATCACGTCCTGCCCAGTGCAGTTGTGATAATTCAAGCCGGTTTCCTCAAAAAACTTTTTAATGATCGTGATATAAAGCTTAATCGTGCTCTGCTTTCTGCCGGTTGCTGTAAGATCTATGATATATCGCTTCATAATGTATTCGTTATCAAAAACCTCCGTGGACGGCAATGTCTCTGTTGCGGTCAGATTAATGTTGACCAATTTAAAAGTAATCACAGTCTTAAGGCGGTCAATTCCTTCCGATGTCAGATATCCGGACATCTCGTAAGCAATATCGTTGATTAATTCCGATTTTGTCAGCATAGTAAAATTTCCCCCTTTACTAATAGTAGAAAAAGTAGTACATTTTACTTAATATAGTAAGTAATGTATTACTTTAAGGGTCTGTGTTCACAGCACAGGCTCTTTTTCATTTACAGTTACAATTGCACACATACGGTCGGAACGTATGTTCTTTGGTGTGTATTTTTTTACCGGCATATTTCAGCCGGCAAAAATCTCAATGTTCAGTATAACTGAATAAGTTTTAATTTTTCTTCCTGCGCAATTAAAGCTCTACATAATGGTCTATCACTTAAATATACAGCTCTTTCCCCTTTTTCACTTTCCGCTCTCCTCCTTTATGATAAAATCCACAAGCTCTTTTCCGTCATTTATTTCTTTGTACGGTTTCATATCTGCCATTATTTTTCCTAATTCTCCAAATCCGCACGGTATATCGCATCTCATTCCGTCTGTTCTTTTATTTGAAATATATTTTACAAGCACGGTTTCTGTTCTGACCTCTGCTTTCTTCAAACACAAATCTGCAATGACTGGTGTGCAATCCCTTAAAATTTCGTAGAGGTTTTTTGCGTATTCCGTTGCTTTTTGTGCTGAATACACTTTCACATATATTGTTTTCAATCTTCTTCCCACCCTGCAATGATTCCATTTTTATTTTCGCTCCTTTGATTTTATGTGACTGCTGCATAATGGTTTTTATGAATTAAAGTTCAGTTTACATATCCAAATAGTCTCTTATGTCATCTACAGAACTGGCAAGAAAACTGTCAAAAACCTCGTCTATTTTGTCAAGCAATGGTTCGTTATCGTATCCATCATTTTCCATTTGATCTGCAAAGTTTTTTTGTTTACATCTAAAAAGACCGTTTTCCTCTCTCTCCCACTCTTTTTTATATAAGTTTCCATCTACCTCTAATGCTTCATTTACACCATTCTCTGTTGTCTCAATAATATATTTCATCTTTTTACCTCCACTAATTCTAAATATGTTCAGTTTAGTTAATCAGTTTTCATGCTACGATAGCACGTATCAACAATGTCGAACAATGCATTTCTTGCATCCTCGTATCCGTTTATATAGGCTCTCATTTCTTCAAGGTTCATGGGTTCGCTAGGTTGTACAACAGCATTTCTCATATTATGGAAAATATATTCTTTTTCTTCTCTGGTCATATTTAACACCTCAAATTCTAATTTAACTGACCTTTTTAGTTCCCACTTTCAAATTCTTCAAGTGCTTTGTAATACTCGCTTCCCTTAATTTCTGCAAACCCATCACTCTCTGGCGTTATTCCATTCTTGTTAGTTTTAACATTCAGATAGCATTTTCCGTCATGTTCAAATCTGGTAACTGAATAACCGCCGTAACGCAATTCCTTAAAATAATCTCCTTCTCTAACTGGATGATTATTAATTATGATTTTTCTCTCAATGCATAATTCTTGAAACTCTTTTAATGTCTTACTATTTGCTCTGAAACTACGCATCATCACATCGGAATCACAGAATATATTGACAGGTTTTAATAATTCCTTACCGAACTTTGCATTATTTTCTTCACAATCCTCAACGTAAAGACGAATACTGTGTTTTTCGAAATCTTCGAATGGTCTATTGCAAAATCCATTTCCGCCGATATGATATGCGTGTCCTGCAATTCCTTTTTCGTCAAAAAATTCATTTATCAATTTTCGTCTTTCTTCATCGTGGACGTTGTAATCTTTAATTTCGTTTAAAAAATCTGCATTTGTAACAATATAGAATTTTTCCATGTTTTTTCTCCTTTTTAACTCAACTTCGTGTTAAGCAAATCTAAGTTGACCGGTCTGATCTGCTTCGATCTGCATATTCGGCATCCGTTCAGCAACGCACAATTCCGGTAAATTTGCTTTTACCAATGCCGCAGGAATCGGCGGACACACTGCATTGCCGCATCTTCGTACCTGTTCGCTCCGCGGGTAGGTCTTTCCGGTATAATCATGGTCGATTATGTAATCATCCGGGAATCCCTGGCATCCATATAATTCTTTAGGCTCTAACATTCTCAGCCCGATATCTACGATCTGATAATCCACACCCTCTATCGTCACAAGTCCGAAACGGTCTTTTGATGTTATCGTGTCAAGCGGCTCTTTTATATTTTGTCCTGTACCCTCACCATAGTATTTGATTAAAAATGCCCTGACCTCTCCAAAATGTCCAGGCGATGTTGTGATTGTATGTAACGGCTCGCGCAAATTCTGTCCTGTGCCGCTCTTATAAAACTTGCTCAAAAATGATGTAACCAATCCGTATCGGTTCGAACCATCCACGGTCATAATCGGATCTTTAATCGTCTGTCCTCTGACTTCTCCCTGTGCCGTCTCGGAATGATATTGAATCAGAGTTGGACTGATAAGGCAATGTTCATTCTTACTCACAATCGTTGTAAGGGGTTCCCGTACATCCTTACTCCGATCCTTTGTGAACCCGGTCTGCCCGATCTGTACCATATATGGCTCAACTAACAAGTGGCTGCCAACTGTCGTAAGAGTCCCTATTGGCTTCTGAACGTCCTGCGCCTCATTATTGTATTTGCACTGTACCATGTATGGCTCCACAATCCCGTAACCATGCTTTCCGGTGATTGTAGGCATCGGCTCTCGGATGTCGTTCGGTCTGCGTTCGCCACCGTGGTTGCACTGGATAATAAATGGTTCCGGGTTCTCAAGCACAAACTTTTTCAGTCCTCTTGCAATCCTGTCCATCGTCTTTTGTGCCAGTGGTCTTACCGCCCTGATTCCATATTTTTCTTTAATTTCTTCCGAAGTGTCAAATATACTGGGACACGGTAGAGAAAAGTCCAGCTGCGTGTATGCTCCAACATATGGTTTGAGCAATCCTTCCTCAACTTTCTCGCTATCTGCCGGTCCGTGTGTCGGCTCTGGCCAGACGATCGGTTCACCATCACACCTAGCGATCATGAAAAATCTCTTACGCATGGTGGGCGCTCCATAATCTGCCGCTACCAATTCCCGAAAATCCACTTCGTAGCCCAAATCTGTAAGCTGCTGTACAAACCGTTCAAATGTTTTTCCCTGCTTGCTTTTAATCGGATGATGCCCACGGTTAAGTGGTCCCCATGTTTTGAATTCCTCCACATTTTCAAGCATGATGACTCTTGGCCGGACAAGTCCCGCCCAGCGGCAGGCTACCCATGCAAGACCTCTGATGTTTTTATCTTTTGGCTTTCCGCCTTTTGCCTTGCTAAAATGCTTACAATCTGGGGAGAACCAGGCAAGTCCAACCGGATGCCCATTGCAAGCCTTTACAGGATCAACCGCCCACACGTTTTCACAGTAATGCTTGGTGTTCGGGTGGTTCGCCTTGTGCATCTTAATGGCTTCTGGATCATGGTTGATGGCAATATCAACACTGTATCCGGTTGCCAATTCTATCCCGGTGGATGCACCGCCACCACCGGCAAAGTTATCTACTATTAATTCTCCATTAATCATTTTTTTGCAGGAACCGGGTACCCTTTATGCGCGCTGGTTCGGCTCCTTTCTTTTTATTGTTATTTTCTTATGACTGTTGTAAAATATTGTCAAAAAGGAGGGTTTTTATGTTACGTTCTATAGATGCCAAAAATATGATTGATTCAAAAAATTGTACAATCAAAGTTGATGATAAAGATATCACCGAATGTCCTTTGTGCCACAAATCTTTTGCTCCTATTCCACTTTTTGCATGTGTTTATAAGTCAGATGATTCAGTTACATGCGCTAGTGTTGTTTATTTTTGTAGAGACTGTGTTTCTCCATTTTTTGCTCACTATTGGATTTCAAATGCATCTTTATACACCAATGCTATTATCTATAACTCAGCTATATTTCGTTATGTTGAGCCAATAAAATTTGCTAAAACAGTTTTTGACAAAAATATCATTGAACTTTCACCTCTATTTGACAAAATATATAATCAAGCTCTTGCTGCTGAAGCATCCGGTCTTGATGAAATTGCAGGTCTTGGTTACAGGAAATCCCTTGAATTCCTAATAAAAGATTTTGCAATACATGAAAATCCGGATGCCGAAGGAAAAATCAAATCTATGCCACTTGCAGCTTGTATCAAGAACTTTATTGATTCTCCTAATATAAAAACATTAGCTACTCGGTCTGCTTGGATAGGCAATGACGAAGCTCACTATATCCGGAAGCAAGAAGACCGAGATGTGAGTGATATGAAATCATTCATCCAAGCAACCGTTTACTTCATTAGCATGATTCTGATTACAGAAGATGCAGCAACTATGGAGCCTAAATAGATTTCTTAATAGCTTTTGCATCATGTTTAACAATTGGAATGCAATGTGCCGCATCCATTTCGGCAAGAAAGTTTCCTTCAAGGTCCCAGTACTGAATAACATCTCGTACTGGGTCTTTTTCTGTTCCAAGTCCTCTCTTCGCCTTTGTTTCTATTACCTGTATTACCTTTGCACTCTTTGTTCCATCCGCTCTAACCATATTCTTACTCCTTTCACACATTTTTCAAACTCACTTCATATTGTTTTCACATCTGGCAGCTATAGTAATAACTGTCAAAAGGAAATAACCTTTTTATATAGATTCTTTTTCATAACTAGCCAGTGGGATTCGTCTTACTGGCTTCTCCTTCATTTTGAGATTCTTTCAAAATTTCATCTAAGCAGGCATTCCAACCTGCATCTTTACCGTTAAAATAAGCCGTGTCCGAATCCGTCCCATCAAAACAATCATTTTTAACTGCTTCCTTTAAAAAAGAATCGTTTTCTTTTTTCTCCGCTCTGTACCCATATGACGTTTTTAAAAGCTTCCGTGCACTTTCTCCACTCTTCGTTAAAATTATCAGGTATCGAAGCTTTGTTGATATTTTCCAGCTTCTTTTCGTTTTCCGGATAAATTTTTTTAACTTCAAAAACTCTATTAATCTTATGTCCGGTATTTGCTGCCTGGTAAACCATGGCGGACTTACATCCGAACTCTTTTGTGATCTCGGCTGCTGTCAGATTTTTTCTGTACAGTCTGCCTTGATAAAAAATATCAAATCTTGCTGCTCTGCTCATTATTTCTCCTCGGTATGACTGGTGACTTCGTATTCAAAGCCCATTTTTCATATTCGTCCCAGTCGCGCTCTCTCTGATGAAAATTGTTAAATTTATTTTTCGCTTCCGGCTTTTTCTTTGCCGGATTGTTTTTCTGGTTAAGGTACTCTTCGAAGTGTATTGCGTCGAATAGCGTTTTCGGTCTTAAATACTTTTCAAACTCTGTCCCTATCCACTCCTCGCATTTTTTATCAACAACCTTAATCATGTCCTCAACCGTAAATCCCTTGTTTGCCCTCGCTGACAACAACCGCTCTGTCGAATCAGAATCTTCCCTGAAACGTGTCCCTGCTTTTTCGTTGAGGTGCGGTATCACTGCCGCACTATATATATATTTATTATTCTTTATATTCTTTATATTCTTATGTTGTTGGGATTTGGGTGGGCTGTTGTTTGGGATTTGTTCGGTATTCTGCTCGGTATTCTGTTTGGGATTTGCTTCGGTAAAACCTTGGTACTTGTCATAGCAAACCACCGTAAATACCGTGTTTTTCGGTGTCGATTCTGTGGTAATCACTTTGGTAGCTCGCAAGTGCTTCACTGCGGTACGGACTTGGTCAACAGTAAGGGAAGTTGCAAGGGCGATTTTTGATAACGAGGACACGAACGATCCTCGCTTTATGGTCGTCCCTTTCCACTTCTTATCTGTCCAGTTCGCCATCAGCAATATGTATAAAAACACCCTGCTCGTATTTGCATCATGCCACCATTCCCACTCCAGAAAAGACCGATACAGTTTTATATAATTTCCGCTCATAATCCGGTCACCTCATGCATGATTTATAAGTATTTTGTCATGATGTCCCTTCTGGACTTCGGCTTTTTCTCCTCATCCTTTTTCGTGACAATGGACGGCTCACTCAGAAAATCCACGTCCCCCTTCAACGACAGTTCGTGAGTTGCCTTGAGGTTCTTTTTTATGGTCTCCCGGTTTTCATCTATCCGCTCATAAATGAGGTCTAATCTGGTCTGTGGAAAGCTTAACCCGGATGCACATAAAACCGTTTCTTCTCCGGCTGTCTGGAATGTGTCTACTGGAACACCGAGGTCTTTTTCCACATCCGTCATTCTGACATTGCTGCTCATTTCTGCCGTGATATATTTCACAACACGATCCGGTTCGATCGGGGCATAAATGTTGTCCTGAAGCTTTTTAATGACATCTGCACTGTCTGCCGTGCTGTGTAAAATGACAGCCATTCCATGCGCTTTCAGTGCTTCCTGAATCTCTGCCTTATCAATGTTTCCATCTACATTCTGGATTCGTTCCGGGATCTCGATGAATGCAGTGAAATCATCTGCAAATGTACGGTTTAATCCGAGTTTATCACCGCTCTCATTGTCCAAAATGAAGCATGAGGCAAGCCCCTCAATCTTCGTGAGTTCCGAAAAGCATTCGTAAGAATTGACATGAGACTTTATGCTCTCGTCAAGAGCCGGGATCACAGTCACAGTTCCAACCGTCTTACCATCATCCAGAAGCAGATCACAGAGCATCGGACCGGCACCAGAGCCAGTACCTCCACCGCTTGCGAAAACCACAAAAATAATTTCCGCGTCCAGCTTTGCATCCATTTCTGCTGCTATCTGATCGTAATCGTCAATAACAAGCTGTTTTGCTTTCTTCCGGTCTTTATTACAGCCCTCACCCCCGGTGATATGGTACTTATATTTTGCACCGCTTAATGTTGATAAATCCTCTTCTGACGTGTTCAGATACAGAACACTGAATCCTCTTTCCTCGAAAAGCTGTCCGATGTTACCGCCTGCCTGTCCAATTGCGATAAACGCGATTTTCTTTTTCACTTACTTAATCCTCCTAATTTTCTGCTAAGATGCCTTTTAAGGCTTCCAGACCGGAACTTGTGATAAAAAATGTGTCTGCTCTTCCATCCTTCATGCCTTTTAAAACATATCCTAACGATTCAAATTCTTTTATTTTTTTAAAAACTGTATTCTCCCGATACCCGAAGTCCTCTGATTCGACTATCTCTCTTAATGACATTGCGGAAACGCTGTTGACAGCTTCATTCTGTTTCAGGATTGAGAGAATGAGAAAACCAAGTCTGTTCATGTCCACACCACCATTCTGATTTGTAATGATATGTTCTGATTAACTTTTATTAACTCTGATTTGCTATGATTTTCTCTGATTAACTTTGACATTCTCTTATAAATCATTCTCCCTTCCTCTCCCGGCGGTTGTTCCGGGAGAATAATCTGGCTTTCAATGTTACAGTCGTGATATATATTCAGTTGATAAACACACATGAATCATTTCTTTACAAAGCAATATGTCTTCTGGTCGGTTTTTACAAAATCATACCCATCATTTTCCATTGCCTTGAGCGTGATCGTGCCAGCCAGATACTTCATATAAGTTTCCAGATCGTCTGATTGGGCTATAGGCATATCGAAATCAGATACCCATGCATTGTAGGCAGTAGCATAAAGCTCCGTCAGCGGCACACCATTCGTCCGTGCCTGTTCATATCCTTCATAATAAGAATTTTCCCTGTTAAACACTATTAATCCTCCATGTATTCCGCAAACTCTTCTATGGCACGTCTGCGCACCCTATACACCCATGTCCGGCTGTAGTTCATGCGTTCCGCAACTTTATCCCCTGAAAGTTTCTCGGAGTAAAACATCAAGAGAACTTTAACGTGTTCCAGCGTTTGCATTTTATTTAAAATGTGGTAAATTTCCGCTTTTTTCTTTGCGTACTTTTGAATAAGCTGCTTTTTCTGGTGGTTCAGATGCTCCAGTTCAACAGCGATTTCTTCTACCTGGCTGGTCATTCCGTTTCCAGATGATCCGACTTTGTCATAGGTTATCCCTTTCGGCTGGGCTTTCAGATATGTCATTTTATAATCATCCTCAATCTGACTGATGAGTGAATCTGTGTACGTCAGATCATTTAAAAGCTTTACCGCTTTTATATATTTTTCTTTCGAAACCGCTTCTGGCATTCCTCCCACTCCTTCTCTCTTTCACGTTTTTCTTTTAATGTAAGTTCCTGCAATGTCTTATGAGATAAAATCATCTGATCGTTTGCTTTAATAACAAGATGTTCCGGAAATAATCCGTCAATCGGGGGATCACAATGTCTGTCACCGAAAAGCTCCGTTCTCACATTTTCCGGCACTTCACAGAACAGACATACACATTCGGCTATGTACTCCGTAAATACTGCCTTTGCGTATTCCTGCTTTGCGATTGCTTTCATGAAAACTTCCGGCTGTTTATAAAGTTTTTTTATGATTTCCTCATTACTAAGCAAAATTAATCTTTACCTCTCTGAAAAAACGTGTTATTATAATAGAGAAGTGGAGTTATTTAAATTCCTTATGAATCGCACCTGCTCGCCAAAGCATTGAAGGGTGCGATTTCTTTATGTCTGGAATGAAATCGTCCAAATAAATTAAACCGTATCCGGCGAGTGCTGTAAGAATACCGATCATGATGATCAGAAGCACTCTGCTGTATATCAGACCCTCTGAATCGAGTGCGCAAGCTCCGGTCACAGAGATAAATGCACCGACAGACATGATTATTTTCCCTATTCTCTTCATGGTGAACCTCCCTTCTTAAGTTTTTTAATATCATCTGCATATCCCTCCTTATTCTGGTATTTCTTTTTGTTGAAAGATGATTCGTATTCCTGCAACGTCAGCTAATTTATATAAATCCTCCAATTTTATCTTTTCCGGGTGATTTAAACGTTCCGTTACAGTTCTCTCAGGGATTCCGCTTTTTTTACTGATGTCTTTTGTGTTGAGATTCTTCTGCCGGAATCCACCAGTAAGTGCACCGGCAACGTAATCAAATCTCTTCTGCTGTAAATTTTCACACAAATTTGATTTTGCCATATGGACATCTCCCTCTTTCCTTTTTATTAATTTAGTGCTACGATTTAAAATGAAAAATTTGTTAAGTAAGGAGCACAAAATGATTAAAATTCTACTAATTCTTCTGTTTTTAATATATTTTTATTCTATAATCAAATATATTGTTGACATAATGAAAATTTCATCTTGTATAAATACTATTGAAGCTTTTTTAAAATCTGTGAAACCATCTTCCAATGCTTTTTTTATAGGTGATGATTGTAAAAAATTGCTAAACGATGTTCTGGCAAAATATCCAGATATTTGTGATTATCTTTCTATTAATTCTCCATCTCTTGGTTATGGAAAACCAGATTATGAAAATTATAATAATACTCTACGCATTTACGATGAGCTTTTTATGACAAGAAATTTTTTTCAAAAATATTTAAAAAATAGTTTCAATCCTCTTTGTGCTGTAAAAAATTTAATTATTTTACCAAGCACTATCATTAATTGCATGGGTTTCAGAACACCTGCTTCATTTTCAAAAATATTCAATATTTTGGCTTGGGTCGCCACATATTTTTTAAGTATGTATCAGGATGAAATAAAAGCATTTATTAATTCTCTTTTAAAATCTCTGTAATACATAAATAGAGAAGCATAAAAACAGAACCGAACTGGAACTTGTCAAAGCTTAAATTCATAATTCCTGTCATTATGTTTATTAGAATTAATGATATACAACATGCAATTAAATTTCTTTTCAATTTTTTATCCAACATTTTCTCTCTTTCCTTTTTATGAACTAAGTGCTACCCTGATATAACACATCGCCACCTTCTATGGGTTTCAAGCCAAAAGTTGCTCTTGCTTCGTTTACAGTGGATTTCCCACTCAAAATGGATTCAAGCACTTTCTCTGCCATGCTTCCACTTTGGACGTGTGGCAGTTTTCCGATTTTACTTTTTTCTCTTCCATTCCACACCTCCTAGATCAGCTCTTCCAATTTAACACCAAAATAAGCTGCTAAAATCTTAAGCTTCTCAACCTTGGGCTTACTCCTTCCAGTTTTCCAATTTGACAAAGTATTTTGTCCAATCCCGGTATCTTTTGAAACCTGATATGAAGTTTTGCCTGTCTTTTTTAACAGTTCTTCATATTTCTCATACAAAATAAGAACCTCCTTTCTAAAATATATATTATTTATTGCATATGCTTCACTTTTGTGATATACTTCAATTACCAGATGAAGCACTTCTTTTTTGTAGTACAACTTTTGTTCGTCATCTTAGATATGATTGCTACGAATTGGTGAAGCATATGTTTAATATACATCTCACTTTCGTCCTTGTCAACAAAAATGCTACTCATTTTTGAAGTGTGTATAATTTTTGTGAAAGGAGTACAAAAAATGTATGAAATATTTGAGCAATTACTACAAAAGTTTGGAGTAACGACTTATCAAGTTTCAAAGGCTACTGGAATAGGTCAATCAACTTTCAGTAGTTGGAAAACAAGAAGAAATTTAATTAGCGGCGCAAAAGCAAAAAAAATAGCTGACTATTTTGGCGTATCGGTCGATTATCTTATGAGCGGAGAAGAAAAAGAAGGTGGAGAAAAATACTATCTAAACGATGAAACTGCCGATATTGCTCAAAAGATTTTTGAGAACAAAGAATTAAAAGTTCTTTTTGATGCCGCACAGGATGCACAGCCAGAGGATCTCGGCACCGTGTACCAGATGCTACTGGCACTTAAGAGAAAGGAGCGTGGGGAAGATAATTGATTATTTTATAGAATTAATTAAATTTCCAAATCACAAAGTAAGGGAAGCTGTTACCGAAAACGAAGATGGTACATACACAATCTTTATTGAAGAGACTTTATCACGCAGTGAACAGCAGGACGCTTTTTTACATGCACTAAAACATATTACCGGGGATGACTTTCGAAAAGAAGATATCCAGAAAATCGAACGCCACGCACACCGGACGGAAGTCTCTGATGAATTGTTCCCTATTGATCTAGAATATGTAAAAGTTGGAATTGCGTAAATAGTGACCAACTATAAGAGGAGAATTATATGTCTAAAAATAAAGATTTTCATGAACAGTGTATAAATTATGTTAATAAACATAACTTATCTCCATTATCTTTAAAAATATACAGAATCATATACTTAATAATAGCCGCTGTTTCATTTATTATTGGAATACCCACTTTATCATTTGGTGGGATAATCTTTATTCCTATTGGAATCCTATGTCTTTATCTTGCAAGTAGATTCAAGAAAATTCTAAACGAATTAAGCAAAACAGCCCCAACTACTTGCTCAAGGATAAATAATGATATTAATTTACAGGATATTAGTACACAACCAGTTGATGAAGTTGTAAAAGTAAATAATTCCTTAACATTTTCTTCACAACCAGTTGAAAATACACCTTACAGTAAATCTGATGATATTTCTATTGATGACTATAATACAGAAGAATTTCATGTAACTGGAACATCATTCAGAGAAAATGACATTGAGTCTATAGGAATCGAAAATTATGAATTTGACTATTCAAGGAAGGATTTTCTCGAAATATTTTCAGAAGGTCAACGTATATATAAATACCTATTCGCACCAAAATCTGTAGTTTTAGAAGAAGAGCCCGATAATAAGTATGATAAAAATGCTATTAAAGTAATTATTGATGGGGTACATGTTGGCTATATAAAAAAAGAAGATTGTATACATGTTAAGCAACTTATTGACTCAAAGAACATCATTTCCATTGATGCTACTATTTATGGTGGAAAATATCGCTATTATTATGAAGATTATGATGACGATGCAATGGACTATAAAACTCACATAAAGACTGATAGACATAATTATTCTATTTATATAACTTTAAAATTAGAACGTACTTCTTATATCGGTACGACCTTAAATTAAATTTGCATAAAGATAATAACTGATATATAATTGTTGATAAGGATCTGCTCTAGCAGATGTGGTTGCAGCTTAATGCGACTGGAAAAAACTCCTTGTCATTGTTGATGAGGAGTTTTTGACTTTCTTGACTCTCACAGACAAAATAAAAACGCCCCTGCGAACCGGATACCGGCTAACAACAGGAGCGAATGCGTGCTCCGAAGATACACGCCCTGAACAAGCTTATTGTATCATTCGGAGCAGCCAAACGCAAGCAGAACAACTGTTCTCTGTTGGCTGTTATTTTTATACTCTTTTTTAGAGGAAGGATGATATTATGGCAAAGAAAAGAATTGGAGAACTTCCAAGCGGAAGCATTAGGAAAAAAGTTTATTCCCACAGTGAACCATGCTTTGACGAACATGGGAAACCTATTATTGATGAAAAAACCGGGAAACCAAAAATGAAAAAGGTTTATATTTCTATTACCGGTTCATCAGCAGCAGAAGTAAACCGCAAAATCAGCGAATATAAATTAAATAAAAATACGCAAAAGAAACCGGATGACATGACACTTTATGAGGCAATTGATAAATATATTTCAACATCTGATGCTGTATTATCCCCTTCCACTATCAGCGGATACAGAATTATCCAGCGGAATGCATTTAAAAGCATTATTAATCTGAAGCTGTCACAGATTGATAAAGAAACCTTAAAAGAAGCTGTTAATATTGAGGCGAAGAGGATCACGAAAAAAAGAAAAGCACCGATTTCTCCGAAAACTGTGTGCAATGAATATGGTCTTATCGAAGCTGTTTTAAATACTTATGCACCGAATATAGAAACTAATGTCACTCTTCCACAAAAAACCATCACGCAAAATGAGATTTCCACGCCAGATGTTATTTTCCAGATGATAAAGGGGACTAATGTGGAACTTCCGGCATTGCTCGCAATGTGGCTTTCGTTTACTGCATCAGAAATTATAGGCTTAAGAAAATCGAAATCAATTTCATCTGATGGAAATTATATTACGATAAAAGATGTTATCGTCACGGACGAAAACGGAAAACAGGTTGTGAAAAATAAAGGCAAGCAGCCATTGCGTCACAGAACATTAAGAATCCCACCTTACATAAGAGAATTAATAGATCAGGTTCCAACTGATCAGCTTGTTCCAGTGACAGTTCCAACACTTTCTAAAAGATGGTCACGTCTTGTAGCGCGCTCTGGTATACCAAAAATGACTTTTCATGATTTAAGGCATGTTAATGCGTCCGTGATGGCTTTACTCATGATTCCAGACAAATACGCGCAGGACAGAGGTGGATGGAAGTCAGACAGTATTATGAAATCCGTTTACCAGCAATCATTTTCGAGCGAACGTGAAATAATAGACCAACAAATTGATGATTACATGACAAATAAATTGTTTGGAAAATCAGAAACTGTCTTTAATAAAAAATACAAATGCTGGCTAGAATTATTTGAGAAAAAAGATTCAAAGAAAAATAAAAATTTATTTATAACATTTTGCAAAGAAAATAAAATTATGATTGAGTGA